ATGAACCCAGTCGTGATTGTGTCGGCCAAACGTACGCCGATGGGCGGAATGCAGGGCGTGTTGTCAGGCTTCACCGCCGCGCAGTTGGGCGGCGTGGCGCTGAAGGCGGCGTTGTCGGGCTTGAGTTTCGATGCCATTGATGAAGTCATCATGGGCAACGTGCTGGGTGCCGGCCAAGGCCAAGCGCCCGCCCGCCAAGCCTTGCGGGCGGCGGGCATTCACGACGGCGCGGGTGCTTTAACGATCAACAAAATGTGCGGTTCCGGCCTGAAGGCCGCGATGCTGGCGCACGATTTGATCCAAGCGGGCAGCGCCAAAGTGGTGCTGGCGGGCGGCATGGAAAGCATGACCAACGCGCCTTATTTGTTGGCGAAAGCCCGTGGCGGCTACCGTTACGGTCACGGCGAATTGCTCGATCACATGGCCTTGGACGGCCTCGAAGATGCCTACGAACGCCGCACCCCGATGGGCGTGTTTGCCGAACGCACGGTCGAAAAATACGGCTTCACCCGCGAACAGCAAGATGCCTTCGCCATTGAAAGCCTGAAGCGCGCCCAAAAAGCCGCTGTGGAAGGCAAGTTTGCCGCCGAAATCGCCCCCGTCGAGATCGCCAGCAAAGCCGGTGTCGAACTGCTTTCTCAAGACGAACAACCCAGCAAGGGCAAGCCCGACAAAATCCCCAGCCTGAAGCCTGCCTTCAAAAAGGACGGCACCATCACCGCCGCCAACGCCAGCAGCATTTCCGATGGTGCGGCGGCGTTGTTGATGATGTCGTTGTCTGAAGCCGAACGGCGCGGTTTGCAGCCGTTGGCGAAGGTGGTGGGTCACAGCAGCCACGCCCGTTTGCCCGCCGAATTCACCATCGCGCCCTGCTTTGCCATCACCGATTTGCTGAACAAGTGCGGCTGGAGCAAGGAAAGCGTGGATTTCTGGGAAATCAACGAAGCCTTCGCCTGCGTGACCATGGCCGCCATGCACACCCACGGCCTTCCGCACGAAAAGGTGAACGTACACGGCGGCGCGTGTGCCTTGGGGCACCCCATCGGCGCTTCCGGTGCGCGCATCGTGGCGACTTTGCTGGGCGCGATGCAGGCTTATGGCGGCAAGCGCGGCATTGCTACTTTGTGCATTGGCGGTGGCGAAGCGGTCGCAATGGCGTTGGAAAGCTTCTAGGGCATCATTCTCGTCCAACAAAAAAGCCCCATTTCTGGGGCTTTTTTATGTTTTGAAGGTAGTTCAAAACGGTGAAGATGGTGCCGAGGAGAAGACCAAAAAACCTCATACAAAACAATCAGTTATGTAAAAACTGGGGTAATCCAAGGGTAAAAAATCACTTTACGGCTTCGTCATCGTGCCACGCTTGAAGCGCGCTGAATCGGGCAAGCTCGGCTTGGCAGGTAGCAAGGTCTTCTTCGACGGCATCGGCAAACTCAGCGTCATCGTGCGCAGTTTCGGCGGCGGGGTCAGCAGCGCCGCCGGTGGCCGTGGGCAACCTTGCGGGCTGGCAAAGAGTGCGCACCCGCTCGCGCACGCGCTGAACAGTAGAAGCGTCACGGCTTGCCGCCACCAGCACAGCAACCGCACTGTCGGCGCGGCGCGCTGCTGCCCGCTCGATAGCTGTGGCATTTTCAGCCAGCGCCAAGGCCACAGCGTTAGCGTTTGCAATTGGGACATACACATACCACACCCCCACTAAAACAAGCGTTTCCAGCGCCAAGGCGTAGGCCAAGGCGCGGGTTAAAAGCGCGGCGATCATCACGCCTCGTTAGCCGACACACGGCCATCGGAGTTCAGCACCGGCAAGCCCACCGGCGGGGGAAATCCCGCGCCTTCCGGCCAGCGGTAGCCCAACACCCGCGCCGCCGCGAACGGCTTGATGTTCACGGCATCGCCTTGGTTGCCGCCCAACACCATCAAATTACCGGCGCGGTCTTGGCCAACGATGAAGCCAACGTGCCCAAAGCCCGCGCCGCGCTCGAACACCACTACCGCGCCCACTTGGGCAGTACAAGCAACGCCCCATTTCAGGTAGCTACGCGCGGCGGCGCTGCGGCTGGAACGAATACCCGTGGCTTCTAAGCACCCCCCCACAAACCCCGCGCACCACGGCGTTTCATCGTCGGTGAACGGCGCACGAATGGCCGTCCACCAACGCAAAATGATCGGGTTGTGCTTAGTGCCTTTAATCTCTTGTTGGCCGATGTATTTGCGGGCTTCGGTCAGCCACTGGGGTTCTCTCATTTATTACTCCAAAAAACTCAATTCGTGCTACGGGCGTGCGTCTCTTCTTCGTCCAACAGTTCTTCCACTTTGGCTCGAATACCCCCCAACTGCGCCGCGTTGGTTGGGTCAATTCCGCTTGCCAAAACTTGCGCTATGGCTAAAACCTGCAACAACAAACTCGTGCGTCGTTGCCCTTGTTTCATGCATACGTTGTGCTTCTGCTCGCACTCACCCAAGCGTTTTTCAACCCACTTACGCTGACGGCGCAACGACCCCCACAAAAAAGTGCCGCAAATTGCCAAGCAGGCCAAGGAAAAAACTAACGTCGGCGACTCACTTGCCGCCACTCGCTCACCTACATTGATCGCGTCTAACAGTTCCATTGATTACAACTGCACCTTCGCCCCAGATACCGGTTTATTGGGCACGGCAACCGCCGGAACCGCTTCAGGGATTTGATTCAAAGGCGCAGGCAAAGACACTGGGGCTTGCGGCAATTCCACAATCGGCTTTGGCTTAGTTGCTGGCAGATTCCTAATGAAAGGCTCTACCAAATCCACCAGCTTTTTTGTGCCCAAGGCTTCGCCGCAATACAATTCCAAATCCGGAACTTCATCGCGGGCTTGCGGGAAGAAATCTAAATGGATTGGGGCATCTTGGTAAGGCTCCTTGGTAACAACTTCGTGACCAGAAGCCTGATAATCCACACCGAAAAGAATGTGGCTTTGGATTGGGGATAACGCAAGGTGCAACAGAGTTCTTTGTGTTTCGATGTAAGTAGTGAGCATGGAAGTCTCCAAAAACTGGGAATTAAATCAGGGTGGTGGTGTAGTCGATACGCCCAAAAAGACGAGAGCCGACAACGAATACAGAAATGTCCAAAGCGGTTGGGGCACTTCCGTCAGCGGCATCGCGGAAAAGCAACATCACGTTACTGCCTGCGTCAATCTGGCCAAACACTCGGAAAGTCGGATTAACGCCATTGCCTAAATTGACTCGGGAAGTTCCCAAAGGCACAAAGGTTTGTTCAGCGGCTGTGAAGGGCAAATTGGTAATGCGCGCTTGGCCAGTTCCAATTAAGGCAAGGGAAACTTCAGCGTTGAAAGAGCAGCCCACGTTTTCATTGAATCGAAAACCCCGCATCCGCACTGGAATTGTATTTCCAGCGCCTGTCGTGGCTTGCAAGTTCGGCCCGTTGGTATTTAAAACTTGCTCTCGCACTACGCGAGTATTAGCGGTAGTTTTGATTTGGCGCGCATTGTAAAGCACGGTTCCATCACTGTGCTGCACTTCCCAAGGCGTATCAATCAGGCTACCGTTGATTTCTGAAAAGCGGCGAAGTGCGCGGTTGCGATTAGAACCTAATTGCCCGTCGCCCCAATTGAGAATGCCGCCAGTCCTGAAAGAATCAAGTTTATCTACTCCGGCTTTTCCATCAAAAGCTTGGCTGCCGTAACGTATGCCTCCCAACTTTTGCATGAATTGTGCGCCGCGAACTTGCACGTTCGCGGTTGCATAAATACGGCGCAGAAAGCCGGCGTTGCTAAAATTGGAAAACGTCCACCGCAGGCCAGAAAAAGCTGCGCCAATAGTCCAACCTAGTTGTTGGATTTCTTCGCTGCTTCCAGTCTGAGTGCCGAGGCTTACCCAAACTCCGGAAGTATTTTTATACTCTACTTGGATGTTTGTATTTGGAGTAATAACACTATGGGGAACCAAGAATGCCGCAATGGTCGAATTGAATCCGCGCGACGTTAGAGTATTAAACTCAAGTTGAAGAACGCACGGGTCTGGCTTTCCGGTTAAGCTAACAAACTCTCTACCAGTGACATCTCCAGCACCCGTCAGAGTATCTAACTCCGCAGCACTGAAATTGCCGGTTAAAACAAAATCAGTGCGCCGATTTGCACCCACCAAAACATCAAAATCACTAACGTGATGCGTCCCTGCCCCGCCAGCCGCCTCACTCAAGTGAAAATTACGAATGCGAGAACGCAATGCGCCAGAGGACAAACCTCCAAGGAAAAATCCGTAGCCGCTGCCGAAGTTAGCCGAACCTGATTTTGATTGGGTTGCAGAACCCAAGTTCATGTCGTTGGTTTGCTGCTTTTGCAGAGTGTTATCGGTTCCTGCTGCAAAGCCTGCACGGTCGGTCATCGGCATTTGCTGCCCACCGCCTGTTACTAACAGCGCCGCCTCATCGCTACCCGCATATTTTGGGTTGCCATACTTATTCGCGCTCATGCCACCACCCGCCCATAAAAGGCCGCTTCGACATTGCCCGCAAAAGCGGCATTGCTGCGCAACTGATAAACAATTTCACAATCGCTTTGCACCAAATCGACAAACGCCAAACCGCGCAACACCGTCGAATAAGTCGCTGCCAGCTTAAAATCCAATTCACCCAGACGTTTTTCCCACACCTCAATACCGCCTGAACTGGCCGTGCCCACAAATCGCAACTCAAACGATTTAGCAATACCAAAAGTCCCGCTGGTTTGACTGGGCGCGTTAAAATCATGGCGCAAATATGTCTCACTGTTGGCCGTCACTTGGGTTAAATCTGTTGCCATTATTGGCCTCCCGAATTGTCAATGTTTTGGGTTTCAAAAATACCCGTCGTGTTTCCAATGGTCACAGTCATCGAACTAATTGTGCTATTCCCACCTTCAGTTCTAAACCGCACCTGCAAGGTTTGGCCTGCGCTAATGGTTCCAGCCGCACCAGTAAATGCGCCCCCGTTAATTGCATACTGCGCCTCGCGGCCAATCACACTTATAGGTGCAGTGGTATAGCCGGTCGGCGTGATCGTGTTACTGGTGCGAATACTGTTGGCTGGCACATCATCCTGACGTTCAAAGTCAAAAGCATCAGGGCTGGCATCTTCAACCGGCGCAAAGTTAAACGTATCGGTCAAAACAATCTTAGGGCTAACAGCCCCCGTGCTATCACGAATTTGCAAACGCAAATCCACTCCCACTGTTTTGGTCTCATTTTGATTAGCAAAGGCACGGCTAAAAAAATTAAACGTGTTTTCGCCTTCAGGGAAGGCAAATGTAAATACGAAGGTAACGCCGTCCGCTTCGTAAATATCCATTAAATAATCACCCACACCATTAGTTGCAGTAATGGTCGAAAACAACCGGCCCTCATGCGGGCTTGGTTCAGCGGGTGCTGTGTCGTAATTCAACGTCTGCATCAACGGGTCGGGGCTGGTCGTGTACGTCAGCGTCGGGGTTGGCTCTGGGGGTGCCGTTGCCAACATCACCAAGGCTCCCAAGTTGATCGGTATCGGCCTCATGTCAAATCTCCCAACACTTGCCAAACCGTTGGCACTACACCCAGTCCAGTCAGCTTGATAACACTGGCCGCCGATTCTAATTTTTGGCGCTTTCCTGATAAGCTAACGTTTGAACCGGTGGAAAACTGACTACTGCCGCTCGCGTTTCTAGCAAAAGCCACCGCAACACCCATTGGCAAATCAGGCAAATGCGGCAACACCACGATTGCACCGTTGGCAATAATCAGGGTGTCGTAAGCATCTTCGCTATTCACAACATAATTGCCGCTAGCGACCACCACTCTCACCGTGTTTTTGGCCGAAAATCCTACCGCTTCGCTTAGCTTCCCAACTCTAAAGCCAATCGTGCCCGGGTCGTAAGTCAGCGTGTCGTTGTAACCAACCAACCCTGCGCCTTTATTGAACGTCTCATTGCTGTTTTTTAGATCGTCTTTGGTTACATAGTCGTCAGGATTGATTGCACCCCCGCCGCTGGTCTGCTCCAAAGCCGTGACGCGATCATCCAAATCCTGAATGGCCTGATCATTCTGCGCTGCTGAAGCCGCCGCACTGTCAGCACTGGCCGCCGCCGACAACGCCGACACTTCGGCTTCATGTGCTTTCTGATTTGCGCTGGCCGCCGCACCCTCGGCGGCATCTGTCGCCGCCAGCAAGGCGGTCGGGTCGCCCATGCCCAAGCGCACCTCTTCAGCCAACACCCGCAACGTTACCAAGCCATCACGCAAACCCCAGTCGTCGCGCACCACCGCCATCAACAACGCCCGTATGTGCCGCAACGTCACAGCCAAGCCTAAAAACTCCACGTCCAACGCCGACTTCTGAAACACCGGCACAGACGCAAAATCGGTGCTGGGCTTAAACACTGGCGGATACCCGTGCGGATCGCTCATTGATTGCCTTCCGGTCGTGCCACGTTGGTCGTCACAAAATCGCGGCTGGTGTTGCCAATCGTCACCGTTGTCCGGCGCACATCGTCAAACACCCCGCTGGTCACGTGCTGCACTTGCACTGCATCGCCGTTGCTCACAGTGCTGGGCACAGAAACAAACGGCCCATTGTTGATGCGATATTTTTCAGAAAAACCATTTTGCGTAATTGCAATCGCTCGGGTTTCACCCGCCGGAATGTTGGTCACGGTAAACGCCACACTGGTGATCAACGTGCTGCGCGGGGTGTCAGTGCGGGGCGGAATCTCAAACATCGGGTTTAGGTTGCCGCCGCCGCCACTGCCATCGACGCTGGCCGTGGTCACAAAACTGGCTCCCACGCCACCCACCACCACGGTGCTCGTGCGTGTGCTCCCGTTCGCGCCCACGTTGTGACGCAGTTTCAAACGGTCATACGGCTGGATAGTTCCCGTAGCCGCGTTCGTCCACACCCCACCACCGTTGCTCTCATTCACCGTCCACTCCCCGCCGCCGATGCTGGTAAAGCTCAGGTCGGTCGCCGTGTTGATGCCAGTAATGATCACCTCGTTGCTGGTAGCCACCGTGTTCTCTGCCACCCCATCCTGCCGATTAAACACAAAGGCATTCGGACGCTTGTCTGTGCCACTGGTCGCGGTTGTGTATTGATGCGTGACCGAAAAATCCACCACCGTAGTTGCGTTGCCGGCATCGGTCACAATCAAACGGTATTGCGCCACTTTGTCCACATTGCTCTGTGCCGGTGCGCTGCTCTCAAACGTCAGCTCGGCTTCGTCCCCGCTTTGCTCTAAAGTCGGCGCATAGTTTTGGTGCATCAGCTCGTTACTGCCACCCGTGCGGCTCAAACTCAAAACATACGGGGGGGTGCCCACCGTCACTTGCGCGTAAGCCACGCTTAACAAACGCTGTGGCGCATCACGCGTGTCAGCTTGATGCACGCCACCGTTGTCTTGCCTCACCGTCACGGTCGGCGGCGCACTGCCGCCTTCGCCACCGCCCACCTCACCTTGCGGCTTGCTCACCGGCAAGGTTTCGGGTTCCAAATGCGGCGGATACAAAAACACCAACCCGCGCATCAGCGCCACGTTGGTCGTGCGGTCATCGGGCAAGCGAATCCACCGCACCCCGTCTTCGATAAAACTGCTAAACGCCGCCCGTCGGCTGTTGGGGTCGGGTGCAAACCACTGGCTTTCGGTGGCCGTCGGCAACAACCCTGCATCAAAGGCCGCCGCCAAAAGTGGGTAATGGCTGGCCTGTACGCACTTACCATCGCGCTCTGCCCAACCGCGCTGGCCGCTGGTGTTCTTGGTCATCTTGGTGTCGCCCACCGTCCAAGCGTCTGCGCTCAAACGGTCAAGCTCGGCCTGCACCGTGGAGTTGTTGGTCGTGCCAACTTGCCCCGCCCCGTTGGGCTGGCTCAAATCCTGCCCCCCCACCGCCGCCTTAAAGCCCGCGCTGGTCAAGGTGCCCAGCAAATGCCACTGCACCCCGTCGCTCCAATAAAACAGGGTTTCCAGTCCGCCCACAAAAGCAAACAAACCCACGTTGTTGGTCGGGCTGGGCAACACCACCCCCACGCCACCCACGGTCTGGTCAGTGGTCGTGCGCGGGCCGCGTTCGATCAACGCCCGCAAGCCCTTCTCCAGCGTATTCAGCGTCACCGTGTTGGCGCGCAAGGCACAATCGTCCCTAAAAACCGCCGCCAAAAACGCCCGCACGTGCGCCAGCACCAACGCCAGCGCATCAAATTCGGGGTCTAAAGCCGCCTTGTCAAAAGTCGCCGCCGCCGAAAAATCGGTCTCAGGCACATACAAGGGCGGATACCCCGCAAACTTGCGCACGCCCAAACTTTCCACCCCGTTCACACCCGTCACACCCACCTCCCAAATCTCACCCAAAATCTCACTCGAAGCGCCGGTCAATCCACGTCCGGCACATACCCACCACTGTTGCGTTGCTGCTTCAAAATCGTCTGGTATTCCGTCACCAAGCGTTTTTGCACCCGCTGCAATTCCTTCTCGTTGCCTTCGCGCTTCGCCAAGCTAAAAAAGTATTGCGCCCTCGGTGCCATCGACATCAGCGGCTCCCAAGGCTGCAACTCCGCTCTTGCTTTGGGGTCGGGGTTCGCCTTGTATTCCATGGCCATCGCATCCGCCGCGTTCATCGCTTCCCAATACTTGCCCGCCAACCACCGCTCGTCGTCCACGCCATACAACTTGCCCAGTATCGGCACGTCCCGCATCTTGGCCTCCACCTCGGGGTCTAGCCCCGCCTGCGCCAACCGCGACACCTGCCCCACCAGCCGTCCCGTCCCGCCCGAATAGCTCTCCACAATATGCTGCACAGCCGCTGGGCTTAAATCCACCTCACCCTCCCGCCACTCATTGCCGCCGCTCAAAGCATTCACCCGCTCGGCTGCATCCTTCAACCACGGCCATGTCTTGCCATTGAACTTCTGGCTGTCGGGCCGGCCACGTTCGTCCAGCAAGTGTTGCGGCACAATTTTTCCGCCAAAGGCGTTCTCGTTCATGGCCAGTTGCGCTACTGGGTCAAGCACGCTCGGGGCTAAACCCGCCACCACGCTGCGCGAACCCTCCCCGCTGGTGCTCTGCAACACCCCAAACGGGTCAATGGCTCCGGCCAAGCTCTTCACCACCGCCGCCATGTTGTTGCCCCACTCGCCGGTTTGCTGGGCGCTCACCATCCGGTCGCCCAACACGTAAGCACTGTTGAAAACATACGGCAAAGGAATCTTCACGTACTGATCAGGCGCAAACATCAACACCACGTTGCGCTCGCGCACATACGGGCTGATCTTGTCCACGTGCCGCACGCCGGTCTCGTCGGTGCCCCACATACTGTTCATCAAACCGGTGGCCGCCCCCAACAACATCAAATTAGCCATTACCACCTGCGCGGTGCGGCTCTTCATCACCGCCCCCACGCTGCGCACGTTGCCCTGCACGGCGGCGTTGAAGAACATATACAAACTGTTCAGCACCGCCCCTGCCTCACCGCGCTTGTTAAAGTTCACGGTAATTTCCTTCGCCATCTTGGCCGCCTTGTGGCGGGTCAAACCGGCCTGCACCGCGTTCTTGTAAGCCGCCAAGCGCAAGGCATTCTCAAAGCTAGCGTTCACCGCCTGCACCAAATCCCCCACCCGCTGCGCGCCACGGTAAGTCCGGTCGCCCAAGCCATCGCCCAAGCGTTCCAAATCGCCACGGATGTCCCTCAAAATCACGTCGGGGTTCTGCAAGCCATAAAAACCGGTTTGGCCGCCGTTGGCCTTGTAATCGTCATACCAGCGTTGCCACTCTCCGCCGTCGCGCCCCAGTGCCTCGCGCAAAAACACCCCCTTCATCGCCCTGCCTGCGTCGGCCACAATCGCCCGCGTGCTCACCGGCGATCCATCGGCAAGGTTGTTAATCCCCGCGCTTTGCAAGTCACGAATAAAGTTAGTCAGCCAAAAATCGGGGCTAAGGCTGGTGTTCAGCGCGGCCATGGCGCGGGTGCCGGTGCCCACGGTCTGCAACCACTTCGGCATGTCGGCTTCGCCCATGCGCCGTATCTGGCTCAACAACACACGGTCGTTAATTTTTAAGGCGGTTTCTTTGCCACCGTGTTTCACCATCACCGCGTCTTTAGCCCACATGGGGTCAAGCGCAAACACCTGTTTTTTGGTGATCGGGTCCTCTTGCCATTTCCAAAGTTTTTGGTCGCTGGGCTCAATCACCTCCATTAACTTGCGGCCATTGCTCAAGCGCACGTCTGGGTGGTCAAGGCTGAACTGCAACACGCTGCGCCCTACTTCGGCCTTGCTTGCCCGCGCCACCGCCCCGTTCAAATCCGCCACCGCCTGAGCCACGCTGTTAAAGCGTTCACTGCCCCAAAAATACGCCCGCTTGTTTTCCGGCCCGCGCACGTCAAAGCCGCTGCTTTTGCCCTTGGCCACCGGCTCGGTGGGGTCAAAGGCTTTCATCGGCACGTAGTATTTATAAGCCGCGTTTTGTGCGTCGATCACCTTTTGGTCTAGCAAACCAAAGTTCTGCTGAATCGACTGCTTACGCTTCAAAATGTCATACACCCGCTCGGCCAACGGCTCGTATTTTTCACGCAAGGCCGGGTCTAGCGCCGCCAAATAGCTCTCGGCATCGCGGTTGCTCTTGTTAATGCCCTTGGCAACAAAGCTTAATTCTGGTCGCAAGCCGTCCAACCCAATCGTTCCGTTAGGTCGAATTGCCAACCCATAAAACTTGGCAATCTGCGCATTGCGCTCCGGTGTGTGCCGAAAGTTCATGAAGGTGCTTAAATCCTCCACGCTCACCTTGCTGTCGCGCAAGTCTTGTTTCAGCGGCTCCACAAACCGCGTTACTTCCCGTTCAATGCGGTCGGCGGTTTTGCCGTAAAACAGGGTTTCCATCCCGCGCATGTCCGCCTCGTCGCGCACTGTCTGGCCGGTGGCTTCCACCGCGTCTTGCGCTCGCTGTGCACGGTTGAACCGGTCTTGATACTTGCGCTGCCACCAATCTCGGGTGGTCTCCGGTAGCAGTACCGGACGGCCTTTTTCGTCCACCTCAAACTTGGGCTTGGTTTTTAGAATGCTGCGGTTTTTCCAAGCGTCGCCAAGGTGTTCGCCAGCACTGCGCATGTCATCGCCAAACTCGCGCAGGTTGTCAGAGAAACTATAAAGCGGCTCAATACCCTCTTTCAAACTGCTTCTGCTGGCAATAGACCCCTGTCTGGGCTGATACCTTCCATCGGCTTCATTGAGAAAATCCAAGCCCTTGATCACCGCGTTGTTAGAATCCAAGCCCAAAACCGACTTGGCCTTTTCGCGTAATTCCAAAAGCCAGTTTCTGGCTTTCGCCAACCATCCGGCATTTTGAGCAGACCAACGCGCCTTTAACAAAGACGTGCCGTTCACTGCCCAAAACTCGCTCGAATTGAAAAACTGATAATCCGCGCCGGTCAAGGCTTTGCTTCTCACCGCGCTTTCATAAAACGCCCGCCGCTCTTTGTTTGGCGACATTTGCATTTTCAGCAAAGTGTCCAAAGCTGCCACGCGGTCGTATCTACCGTCTCGGCGCGCTTGCTCTATGCCATCAAACATCCGTTGCAAGTGCAGCTTGTCAATCCCCGCCTGAATTGCATCTGGCAACATCCGCTCGGTGTGGTGCAAAAGCTCGTGCACACCGGTGTCAATGTTTCGGGCATCCCTGAAGATCGTAATAAGCCGTTCGCCCGGCGAATAATTGCCGTCGTTGTTGCCATCGGCACGGGTGCTGTTACGGATGCTCAAACCCAAATCATTGGCAAGGGCAGGGTTTTTGTCTATCAGCCACAGCGTAAAGTCGATAATTTCAGGGTTGGCAAGTTTGTCAGTGCGTCGGGCATTGAACAATTTCTCACGAACAAAATCCGCTCCCCGCACATTGTCTCGGTCGGCCTTTAGCTCGCGCTGGTGTCTGGTGTTTGCCTTGGCAACTTGCATCATCCCCGCAATTTTAGATACCGCCTCTTCGGTCTTGATCTTGCCGTTGGTCACATCCGCCAACACCTTGTCCACCAAGGTTTTCAACTGGCTCTGGGTTGGTCGGTCAAAGGCGGGGAATAAGTCTTCCCACACATCATCCGGCGTGCGCAGTTTGTAGCGCACCTCTGCCAGTTGTTCAGGGGTCAGTTCTTTGGGTTGCGCGGTTCTGCCGTCTAGCCAAGGCTGATCGGCGTAGTCTTGGTAGTCGCGGTCGTTTTCACTCCGACTAAAAAACACATCATCCGGTGGCGCTACCCGCCCCGCATCTCGCGCATCTCCCGCACCCAAATCCGCTCCATCAAAGTTGCCACCGTCTGCGGGTTTTGCTCCAGCTTCTGCCCCACGCGGATCAGCGCCATCGCGGCTTTCTGCTGCGGTTCGGTTGGTGGGGGCAGGCTGGGCTTGTTGGCTAACTCGTTGCTTGGCATAGGTCAAAACGTCGGCTGGGGTGGGTTGAGGAACATCGCCAAAAGCATCGGCTTGTTTCGGGTTGCCATAGGCTTCTAACACGTTGGCATATTCATCCAACAACACCCACAGCTTCTTCGCGCTGCGCACGTTGCTGGCTATGTATTGCAACAGTTGCTGGGTCTCGGGTCGCAACTGGTTAAAAGCATCCATTTGCGCCAAATACTCGCGCACCTTCAAACCCTTATCCAGCATCTTCCCGTATTCGTTCACCGCCACCAACAGGTCTGGCACGATGTCGGCGTTATACACGTCGCCTTTTGCCATGCCCTGCTTTAGGCCGGCAAAGCGCGGCGCGGCGCGCACCAAAGCATTGACCAAGTTCCGGCTGTCGGGCTCGGGGCTTTCGATGATCTGGGTCAATACGTCCGTGTCGCCATAGGCGCGGTGCAATACCGCGTTGCGCAAGCGGCCACGGCCTTCGTTGCTGATGTTGCCTTCTGCATCGGTCAATCCGCCGCGTTGGGCGATTGGGGTCTGTTGCACCAAGCGTCGGAAAAACGGCAAGTTGTCGGCGTTGTATAAATCCCCGTTGTCGGTAATTTTCAAGCCTTGAATGTCCCCCAAGCGTTCACCGTCCACCTTTGCCTGCTCACGGGCGCTCATCTGCAAGCTGCCGCCTTCGTTCGATAGCAGCGCCATCTCGCGCACGTTGCTTCCTTCCGGCAACACCCGCACCAACACCGGCTGCTTAAAGCTGCCCAAGCTGGCGGGGTCGATGCCCTTGCTGGCCGCGTCCGCCAACAAACTCTCGCGGTAGTTGTCTGCCAGCCCCAAACCATAGGCTTTCTTGATCGCCGCCACGCGGCCATTGCCACCCACAATCTCCCCGCCCTGCGCCACCACCGGCGCACCGTCGTTCATGGTCGGCGCGCTGTTCAGCAAGTCATAGTCCAAGGCGCGGGCAATGCTGTCTATCTGCACTTGGCTGGCGGCACGGTTGCGGTCACGCGCTTGGTTCACGTCCTCGTTTATCCGCGTTGCCAAGCTCTCGGCCTCCACCACCCGCCATTCGGGTTCGTGCTTTGCCCCCGTCGGGTCGGTAATCCGCGTGCGCTGTCCGACCAAGCCCTGCACGGCGCTAAAGTCGGCCTCTGCCGCCCGCTGCACCGGCACGCTGTCGGGCATGTCTGCCAAGTTCAGCGGCGCATTTTCTGCCGTCGCCCGTCCGCCTTGCTGCACTTCAGCGGGGGGTGGTGCGCGGCGCGGTGCTGGTGCGGGGGCAGGTCGCGGCGGTTGCGGTGCGGCTGGCAAGATGTCGCCGGGCGCGTTGTTCCATTCTTCGGTGCGTTCGGGGGCAACAACCGTGTCTGGTGCGGAGGTGGTTTCCGGCAAAGGGTCGCTGGCCTTGCGTCGCATCCAATTCGGCAACTGCAAGCTGTCCACAAACTCTGGTCGGCTCTTGGGCGCGAACTTGGCAAAGCCGCCACCAATCAAGGCTTCCGTGGTCGTGGTTTCAGGGCTGAATAGCGGTTGATGCTGCTCTGGGTATTCATCCCCCAACGCTGCGTTCTCTGCCGCCCGCATCGTCGGGCCAATGATGCCTGCGTTAAGCATCGCGCCTGTCGCCATTCGCGCCGCCAAGCTCGGTACCGGCAAAGCCATCGGCGCTTTCAACATCAGCGCGCTCAACGGGCTGGCTATGGCGTGGTATTTGCCCACCGTGCCTGCGTCCACCCCGTCGGCTATCAACTGGGCATCGCGCCCCAAAACTGGCGCTTGTCCAGCGGTGTAGATAAAAGCAGGCAAGCCCGTGGTCAGGCCACCCAACACACTGGCAATTTTGCCGCCCACGCTGTCATCCAAAGCCGCTTCGGCCTGCAAATCCTGCGTGCTACGCACCAAGCCGGTAGTCAAATCAAAACTGTCGTCCGCGTGTTCTTGCAAAGCCGCTGCCGCGCCGTCCGCGCCCACCAAGCGCGCACCCTTTGCCAAGCCATCCACCACCCCGCCATACACCATAGGCAGGCCGGTCGTCGCTTGCGAGGCTCCAGCTTTGGCACTGTTCCAAAACGTGCTCAACAATCCCGGCACTTTCGCCGGTGCATCCGTGACCCGCTGGCGCTCTCGCGGCATGGCTGGCATGCGGTTCGGGTAAGCCGGTGCCGGTTCGGGTTGTGCAAGGCGCAACACTTGCGCCAAACCTGCCAGCGGGATGCGCTCGTTGGTTGGCTTGGTCGGCTCGACGGGTTTAGCACTGGCAAAGTCGAAGTCATCCGCCACTTCTTTGGCGCTGGCAAAGTCAAAGTCCATTACTGCACCACCTCATAACTGCCATCGGCATACACCTTCGCCCGACGGCCTTGCTTGTCTTGATACATCTTAAACGCGCCTTTTTTAGAGGCTGGCGCGGTGCTGGGTGCAGTGGTGGGTGCCGCAGTAGGTGTCGCTGGCTTCCGCGCCGCGCGTCGTTTGCGAATTTGTTCTTCAATGTAAGGGCTTGGCAACGGCGCACCTTCAGGGCGCTTGCCGCTGAATTTGTCGGTCGGGTATTGCGCTTCATAGTCTTTGGTTGCCAACTGAATCTCTTGCGCCGTGCTGAAACCCTCGTCTTTTCGCCCGCCCCGATACCGCGTAGGGTTTGCCCGTCGGTCGTTGGTGTAAGCCGCGCTGGCATTGCTGGCATTGGCGCGGGCATAGTCCGCCGCCGCCCCGCTCTTCGCCCCCAAAGCCGCCGCCGCCGCCCGCGATTTATCCAACTGCACCTGAGACAACGCCGTCGGGGTCGCCACCGTTTCCCCGCTCACGTCGTTGATCCGGTAGCCGCCCTGCACCTTAAACGTCCCTTGCTGCCTGTCCTGCACATCGCGCAAGGCTTGCGCCAAGTTATCCGGCGTGCTGTCTTTGCCCAAATCCAGCAAGCGCACAAACTCCAACGTCCGCTTCATGTCCCGTCGATATGGCTCGGGGGTCGCCCCCAACACATCGCCGTTGGTGTCCAGCGCCTGTTGCACCGCCTGCAAAGCCACGGGGTCGCCGCGCACCGCATCGGCATACAAGCCCTGCACCGCCTTCGTCCGGCGGGTTTTTGCAGTCTCAAACTGTTCAGCCTCGCGGCTGGCTTCGCCGGTGTATTTCCGGCCTTGCGCCTGTTCGGTCAGCACCCGCGCTTGCAAGTACTGGTTTTCCATTTGCTGCTTTTCGGCTTCCAAGCGCCCTTTTTCTTGCGCCCCACCGCGCCCCACCAACGCTTTCACCAGCGTCCCCAAACCCTGTTCCAAGCCTGCGTAATTGGTCGCCATCGTTATTTGCCTCCCCGTAAAGCATTGGCAAAAAAGCCATTGCTGGTGCTTTGCAACGGCGTGGTGTTGGTCACGGGGCTAAACGCTCCCAGTGGCGACATAGCCAACGGCTGGCTGGTGGCCGCCGGTGCTGCACCGCCCAAACCGCCCGCCCCCAAACCCGCCGATCCCGCCGCCCCCAACAAATTGGCCGCCAACGCCATGCGCGTATTGGGTCGCACGCTTTGCACTGCCGCCTGCGTCGCCAACTGCCGCTGGCGCGCCCCTTCCGCCAACATGCTGCCCAAGTTCAAAGCACGGCTCAGGCGCAAGCGGTCGTCAAAGCGCGCATCTTCATTCCCGCGCACCGTCGCCAAAAAGCCCGCGTAATCGTCGTTTTCCGCCTGCTGCTCTGCCACCTGCTGGCCTCGGTATTGCAAAAAGGCATCGCTTGCCCGTCCGCCGCCCGTCCACACCGCTGGCCGCATCTCCACCGCCGTCTGCCGCCCGCCATTCAAGGCCGCAGCGTATTGGCTCAAAGCGTTGGCTTCGGCCTGGTCGTAGCCTTGCGTTTGCGCCGCCCCGCCATAGCCGTCCGCCGCCTCTTTCAGCACTTGCAACCGCTGGCCCTGCAACGCCTCCACTTCGCGCTGTCCAGCCTCCGCCAAGCCCTGCTGTGCCCGCGCCGTGCGGCGCGTGTTCATGGCGTTCAAAACCGCCGATCCGGCCAACGCCGCCAACGCAATCAAAGGCAGTGCCATTTAAGTTCCCCCCACCCGGCCGTAATACGGCACGTTGCTCACACTTGGCAGCGTCGGCACAAAGCCCCGCGCCGCCACCCGCCCTTGGTTTTCAGCCTGCGCCGTCACCCCTTCACCCGCGCCCGCAAACAAACTGCCCAAGGCCGTCGCATACGCCGTGCGCTCGGCATCCCGCACGTTGCCCTGCAACTGCTGGTTCGCCGCCTGCAACGCGGTCTGGCTGTCCAAGCCCGCGTTGATCTGCCCAATCAGGGTCTGAAGGGTCTGCTCGTCTTGGCCGCGCAACTGCTGGCGCAAGCCGTTCTCACGGTCGGCAATACGCAACAACCCCCGCTCGTAGCCACGGCGCAAATCGTTGTTGCTGTCCACATCCACGCTGCCCCCGCGCAAGCCACGGCGCGCCAAGCTAAAAAGCAAGTTGCGGTCGGCGGTCTCTTTTTGCTGGTTGGCATCGTTCAACAACAACTGCCGCAAGCCCAAAGTCGTCCGGCCATACAGCGCCTCGCGGCTGGCACGGTTGGCCTCGGCCTCTTGCTGCAAAGCCAACGCCTCAGGGCTGTTGGGGCGCGCACTCAACCCACTTTGCACTCCAAACAACGCACTCACACGGTCGATGTTTTGGTTGCGGCGCTGCTGCGCCTCGCGCGCCTGCGCTTCAATCAAACCGCCGTCACCGCTAGGTTTGCCGTTGGTCAAACCCAACGCATCAAAAAACGGCGCGGCCACCCGCAACACCCGACGAAACAATCCCATTACACCGGCCCCAAACTGTTAAAGAACAAAATCAACTGATCAAGCTGAAACGCTTCGGCCCGCTCGTGCAAAAACTCCGGCGCAATGCTGGTGGTCACAATCTCCACCGGGTGCATCCGGTTCACCCGCGTGTCACCACCGCATTGCACCGGTGTGCTGTGCAGTTCAGGCCGGTTCGGGTCGTAGCGAAAGCGCACGTTTGCCACGCCCTCAATCACCACATCAAAGCCCTGTATCTGCTTCGCCAACCCGTGCGCGCCAAAATCCAAAAACGGCATCAGCATCCGCACCAAAATCAGCACCCCGTCGTCGGTGGTCGCCTCGTCGTCCAGCGTGAAACAGTCGCTGCCACTGCGAATCAACAACGTCCCGTTCAGCTCGGTCATGGCCGTGATCCGAAGCGGGAAGGTATAGCGGCTCCACGCCGCCAAACGGCTGGTGCGGCTATACGTATAAACCCACACGTCGTCACCGATCACCGTCCAATACTGTCCGGCCTTGGCGTAAAAAGCGCTAAACACCGGCACTTGGCCTTTCAGTGTCCGCAAGCTCTGCAAAATCAGCTTGTCCACCGGCGCGCCCACGTCGCTTTCGCGCTCCACCAAATCGCTGCCCTGCACGCTCACGCTCTTAAAGCCGCCATCGCCCAAATAGAACAAATCGTTAAACGCCGCCCGCATCGTCCGTGGGTAGCGGCTGCCACTGCTTTCCACGTTGCTGATCAACCGCATGTTGTTCGGGTCGGGGTCGGCCTGCCACAGTTGCAGCCCGTCGGAAAAAGCCACCGCAAGGCTACGTCGATACACCCCCAGCGCCGTGCAAAGCGTGGTGCCGGTGCGGTTGTTGCCGGTCGGCAAAAAGCCCGCCAAGCGCGGGCTGCTCCAGTCTCGCGCCCCACTGCCAGCGCGGTTCGGGTCGCTTAGGGCACAAAAGCGCACCACCTCGCCCGCCGCCGCAAACACATGGCCGCCGGTAATGCACACCGCCAAACTGCGTGGGTTGTTAGGGTCGGTAATCGCGCTCGGGGTCTGGCCGTCCAAATAGTGGTGAAAGATCGTCCCGTTGGCATACACCGCCACGCAATACAAAAACCCATCAAACACTTGCGCAAACGGCACGTCCCGCAACGCCAATTCAGGTTGGCTCGGGTGCGGCAACGCCAGCATCTCAAAACCCGCATAACTGTCGCTGGTCTGGTGGTGAAACACCAACACCTTGCCCTGCACCTGCTGCAAGCCCACCGCCCCGCTGGGTATCGAAAACCGCTTCACCAAGCCCGGGCGCTTGCGCACCGCATAGCCCGAAGTCACATAAGCGTTCTCCAACACCTGCAACCGGTTAGCATCGGCCACACTTGCGCGCTTGCGCACGTCCATCCCTTTGTCAAAGCGGTCGAAAGTCACGCGCTGGCGGGTCATCGGTGCTGCCACCCGTGGCTGTCGGTTTGAGTATGGGCATGGCCGTCGTGCATGGCCTCGTTTCCAAACACCGCCTTGCGGTGCGTGTCCGGCCCCGCTGCCCGCGCCATATACCGGCGCTCCCCGTGTTCAGAAGCCCGCATCCGCCCCCACAACAAATCCAACTGCTGCTGGGCATAGCTGGCATCGGGCTGGCGGTAGTGCAACTTCGCCGCCACCAACGCCTGCAAAAACACCGCGCGGTCGGGCAACACGCAACGGTCGCTGTCGTTCTGGAACGGCTTGGGCTGCGCCTTGTATTCAATCAGCAACCGCCCCCCGCTTTGGCTCGGTACCGGCCAAATGTAAAGCTGGTCGCGCCTTGCGTAATACAACGGCCAACCGCTGCACGCATACCCGTCGTGTCCGCCGGTCACGCGCACCGCTTGGCGGCCTTGCGCCTCCATCAGCCGGTTCTTGCTGCCCCATTGTCCGGCGCGGTCATCACGCACACACACCACCGCCACAATGCCCGCCACATCGCAGTCGTCGGGGTAGTCATAGCGTTCTTGATCCGCCTCCAACGTGCGTTCAGCCACGCCAATCGTGTCCGGCCACGAAAACATCCACCACAACTGCGCCTGTGCATCGGTCAAAAACAACCGCAACAACGCATCCTGCGCGCCCAAGTTCCCCAACTGCGCGCCAAAGCCCAAACGCTGCGCGAGTTCATCGCGCAACGCCCCCAAGGTTGGTTTAGCCTGCTGGCTCATGGCCTACTTCTTCTTGGGCAAAGCAATGTCGGGTGCCACTTGCGATGGGCTTTGCAATGGGGCTTCCAATTCGGTCGGGCTGGCGGCAATGGCTTCTGCCAAGGTTTGATTGATCGGCGCGGGTTCTTGCACAGGTTCTTGCACCGGCACAGCCGACGGCAACGCCAACGCCGGATGCACCTTGGCATGAACATCCAAGGCTCGCTGCATCTCCGCTTCAAGGCTGGTACCGTTCAAGGCATAAATCTGGGCATACAGTGGGTGCTTGCCGGTTGCATCCATGCCGTATTCGGTCAGCAGCCGGTTGTTCAGGTCTTCTTCCGTGACGACGGTCGGGCGCTTGGCCAACAAATCCATCTTCACGTTTTCCGCGCCAAAGCGGTCGCGCAACAAATGTAGTTCATGCGCCGCCACTTCGACGGGGATCACATGGTTGGTCTTGGCAATTTGTGCCAGTGCCCACACCACCATCAGCACGCGGTCTTTCTTTTCTACGTCAAACATAAAATTTCCTTACAAAAAAGCCCCACCCCGCAAGGGGCAGGGCAAACGCCTTTATCTAGGCAATGCTCAACACCGCGCTGGTGTTCAAAGCCCGCGCCACCAAGTTGCCGGTGAACTGTAACTGCTGGCGAAACACAAATTCGTTGGACGCCCGTATCGGGTTGCGCACCGCAAACAGGTCTTTCTTGCTGGCTTTGGTGCTGTCGCTCAGGCCGCTCGACTTGCTCACGTTCAGATATTCAAAGTAAATATCGTCGGTGTTGATCAAATAGCAGCGTTTTTTCCACGGGTTCGCCAATCCCGGCTGGGCGGCATCCAGCATGGCAAAGTACGGATCCCAAACCAGCTCGGTCTTGCCCACCATCAACTTCCCGTTCAAGAACTGGTAATCGCTGGACTGCCCCATGTCGCTGTTCATGGTGTTGCGCGAACGGGCACGGGCGCTGGCCGCTTCATAAAAATCCTCGCCACACGTCACCAAGTCAGGCGCTTTACCGCGCGCGGTGGTGGTCACAAAGCGCAAGGCCGTCCGCATCGCTGTGTCGATGTTGTCGGTGGTGGTCGGGTTGGCAATGTTGGGCTGGGCATAGTTGCGCCATGCGGCAAAGTTGGCGCGGTTAATGCCACCGATCGTGCCGACGGCAGGGTTTAGCGAGATAAACGCATCCAAGCCCGGCGCGGCCTTCAGGCTTTGGCTGCCGTCGCGCATCAGCATTTCGGCCAGAAAATCTTCCATGCCCGTTACCGCATCGCCGATGTGCGGCGACAGCTTGGCTTCAGCAATGTCCGCCGCCTTGGCCTTGCTTTCATTAGACATGGCCGAAGTTTGGTTGTTGTCCGTCACCACCCAACCAAATTCCTTCAGTTCGGTTTCGGAAATTTCTACGCTTTTTACCAATTCGCAAAAACCAAAAGTCGCGTACTGCGGGTCACTGGTGCGCTGGTGGTTAATGGTCTGGTAATGGCTGGTGTATTCGCCCTTGCTGGGCGGGGTCAATCTGGTCATCACCTTGCTGGCTGCACCCGCCGTTAGCGGTTTGGCCTTGGCAACCATCGCTGCAAGAGTCGGCTTGCCGACGGTGCTCGCATCGATGAGGTTCTTGTCCAGAAAATTGTTGGCGATTGCCGACAACACGTTGGTGGTCTGGGCCACACTTAAAACTACAACGGAACTCATAGGGTTTTCTCTTCGGTCGGAAGGGGAAGAACCCACCGCCAAAGCACACGCCCACACACGGGCCGTGTTTTACTGAGGGGTAGGGGAAAACGCCCAAACGCCAACAGGACAAGGCCAAGTCCGACACTTCTGATGCACGCTGCGATCCCGTGCTAACGCCCTTATCAAGGCCCTGCGGGATGCGATCCCCGCTTACGACAATGCTGTGTTCAAAGCCCGACCATTCTCTCTATCGGTTTTTTTGAATACAACCTCACCCCCCTAACTCCTGCTTGCTTACTCGTAACTTCCCTTGCCCAACACCAGTTTCGTCACCACTTTCGGCGCATCGGGCGGAATGCGGCGGCGCATCAGGCCATAACGCCAACTGTCATACGCGTGGTCTTCCATCATCGTGTCCACGTCCTCGATGCTTTGCTTGTCAAACAACAACTCCGGCACGGTGCGCAACCAGTGTTTGCACTTCTGGTGAATCATCACCCCATGCCCCAAGCCCAACTTGGTGCGCCGCAAGCGTTCGCGGCATTCCATCGCCCCGCTCACGCGGCTGTTGTCGGTCTCGGTCGCCTTCGCCCACGCAATGCCTTGTCCGGCAAAAGCATCCCCAATGCTCGGCTCGCGCCGGTCACGGCCTTGGTTAATCCAGATGCTCGGGTCGGCGGGGCTGCTGGCATAGCGCACGCCCGGCTGCTGGCGCTGCTCTTGTGTCTCAAACTCGCGCATGTGCGCCGCCACCTCCTCCACGGTTTTGTTGGTGCCGTAAAACTCGTGGTAGGTGTGGATGTTCCCGTCGTGATCCATCGCGTGATACAGCACGCAAAACGGGCTGGCAAAGCCCCAATCCAAACTGCGCCAACGCGGCCAGTGGCTGGGTATCTCAAACGACGTGCAGCTATGCACGGCCACGTCGAACTCCTCAAAAAACGTCCCGATCTTCACGTCCCACCTTCCGTCTCGAAGTGCTTGCTGCTGCGTCTTCGGCAACAACGCCAACTGCTGCAAATAGCTCTGGTTCAGGTGCGGGTTGTCCACCGCCAAACTTGGCACAAACTGCCGCACCTGCTCAAAGCTCTGGCCGGTGGTCGGGTCTTTGATCAACGCCACAAAGTGGCTGGGGCTGCCCTGTCCATCGATGCGCCAGCGTTTTCGCACCCACGCCCGCCCCGCGCCAATCGGGTTCGCCGTCGCAAAGGTGCGGGTCGCAAAGTCGCGCTTCCAACTGCACCGCAAGCGGCTCATCAAATACCGGTAATTGCCATCGTCCGGCTGCTGGCACAACTCCTCCCACAACGCTCGCTGGTATTCCTGCCCCTGCACGTCGTCCTCGAAGTCTTTGGTAATGCCTGAGAACAAAATCTGCGCCCCGCTCGGGAAGTGCGCCACCAGCGGGTATTGCCCCTTGAACACCACGCCCCGATACAAAGCCGGATAAATTTCTTTTGCCCGCTCGTAAATCTGCTTCAAATCTTTTTGCTTGCGCCGAAACACAATCGCGCGGTAGCGTGGGTAAAACACCGCGTGTTGCCGAATGTCCAGCAAAGCCACCACGCTGGCATCGGTCTTGCCACCACCGCCGCCGCCCCCAAACAACAATTCGTCGGCCTCGCTCAACAAAAAAGTGGTTTGCTTGTTGTGCGCCCGCCAAACTTCTACCTCGTCACTCATCGTCGCCCTCGGCATAGCGCGGCAAATCCTTCACCGGCAAAAATAATTCTTGCTGTCCCTGCAGCACCACCACCCTCGGGCGGTCGTGGCCGCCCACCATCGGCTCGAACGGGCTGACGCGCTCGCTCGCTTTGGGCTTGATCATAAAGTAGGGCAGTAGCGTTTTCGCCACTTCGATCTGCACGTCGGGGTCGCTGGATTTTTCCGCCAACTCCACCAAGCAGCCCACAAGCTTCGCGCCAAATTGCGAAGTCGATAACGCCCCCACCTCGCGCAAAATCATGTTGCGCTTGCCCAAACTCCCGGGCTTGCGCCCCTGCCCTTCCCGCTTACCACCTCGCGGCATACGCCTTCCCCTTGGTTTCGGCGCCGCTTACAGCGCCGATAAAATCGACTGCCGCAAGCTCTGCGCACGCTCGCCACCGCCCAACGCTCCCGCCGTCGCGCTCGGCATGGCTGACGGGGTGGCTGGCTTGGTCACGGATTGGGGTCGCAAGCCACCCAACCGCTTATACATGGCCTGCGCCTGTGGCAAGGTATTCACAATGCCCTCCACCAACGCTTCCTGAATCTCCTTCAGTTTCCAGCTTGCGTCGGGGTCGCTGTTACGCATTTGCGTCCCCCACGTCTTAAACGCATTCACGTTCTGGTCGATCTGGCGTTGGTTCTCGGCTTGCACCTTGCGCGCCTTGGCCTCGGCTTCTGCCCACGCCGTGGCTTGGCGGCTGCGCACCACCTCCAACGCCAGTTCGGGTGCCATTTGCAAGCCGTTCACCTTCGCCTGCAAATCGGGGTAATCTGCCAACGGGTCAGGGATGTCCACGGTTTCTCCGGTCACGATCACCAACTGCTGCTGCATCCGCATCAGCATTTTCTGCACCTCGGCTGCCGCCTTGGCATCACCCCGAAACCCGGCACTCAAGCCCGCGCCCAACTGCAACAAAATTTGCATGTCGTCGGGTGCGATCTGGTGGTTGTCCATCCACCCCTGCAAATCTTCGGCATAGGCAGCCACGCTTTCCGCTTCGGCCAGCTTGGCCTCGGTTTCCTTATTGCGCGTGACCAGTTGCTGAATGCGCTCACGGGCATTCGGCGCGGTCACGCCTTCCAACAACTTGCCCTCGTCCAAGGGTTCGGCGGCTTCCGTGGGTTGGTCGGCTGGCTTGTCCGCCGGTTTGTCCATCGGCTTGTCCATCGGCTTGTTGGCTTCATCGGTCGGCTGCTCTTCCGGTGCCGATTCGGTCGGAGCGGCTGGCGTGGCTGGCACGGCTTCATCCAACGCCGAAAACACCGCGTCTTTCATCGACTGCGGTTGCGACTGCGGTTCGGTAGCCACGGCGGCGGGGATGGTTTGGATGGTTTGGTTGTCTTGGTCTGGCATGGTCTGGCTCTCAAAAAACGGGTTGGGCTTGTGGGTCTTGTGCCGCCATCGCCGTTATCAACTCGGGCGGCAAGGCTTGTGGTGCTGGCATCGGCGCTGGCATGGGTGCGGCTGCTGGCTGAGTTGCCTGCACGGGCTCGGTCACGCTCGATACCGGCCAAATGCTTTCCAACGACAAGCGTTCATCGGCGCGATACAACAACTCCCCCGCCAAATTCCGCGCCGCCTGCGCCATCGGGTAATCGCCCTGCTGCTTAGCCGATTGCGCCACCATCATCTGCTTCTCGATCAGCGGCATGATGCTCACGATCTTCTCCAGTTCCGCCAGCCGGTTTTGCTTGCCCGCGCTACCGGCCACCACCTGCACTTTCAGCATCTGCAAAATCTCCAAGGGCGGCAAGCCGGTCGGCCAAATCACCCCCGCCCCGCCCACCAGCGCGATCACGTCGTCGCGCTCCAAGTGCTGCACCAACAGTTCCAAGCTATACCGCCCCAACTTGCCCAACGCCTCCTCAAACTGGTCGGTCAAGTGCAACTGCCGCGCGGTGGCGTTGTCCGCCATCAACTGCGCCTCACCCAACGTCTTCGTGCGGGTCACGCCGCCACGGGCAAAGTCCGCCACGCCCGAAAGCTGATCCAACACCCGAATGTTCTCGGTAATGTCGGTAATGCGCGGGTCAAAAGCGGGGTTTGGATACGGCTCAAACGTCCCGCCCTGCATCAAATCGACCGCGATAATTTCCCCGTCGCACCCCAAATCCACGCGGCTCAACGCCTTGCTGTCAATCTTGGCCGAGTTGGCCAACACCGCACTGCGATACGAATTCACGATTTTTCGCGCCTTGACCGACTTGACGTGAATCTGCTCCTGCTCCTCGAGCCAGCCATCGATCGCCCCAATCGGATACGGGTCGATGCTGCTGGCATCCTCCTCCTCGCTCTCGACAAAGTGCCAGCCAATCAGGAAAAACGGATAAAACAACATCCCCTCGCGGTGTGCAGGCATTGGCGCACAACACCACTTGCTCGCGCCTTGCTCCAGCCAATACACGCTCTGGCTGGCTTTGCACCAAATCTCAAACACCCGCACCACTGTGTCGTCCAGCACCTCTTGCCCTAACCCGTCACTGGTTTTGCACGGGTTGCAGCCAAAGCGTGCCCGAAAATCCGCCACCGTCAGGCGCCGCGAATAGGCAATCCACGGCAATCGCTCGTAGTCATGCAAGCTGGCGATCCCCTTGGGCAACACCACCTCGCTCAGTTTCAGCATCTCCACCACCAGCCCTTTCGTGTCATCTGCCGCCTCAATGCGGGCATCCAACGCCTGCAAGCTTTGGCTCAAACCCGCAAGGCTGGCGGGTTCCGGCACATCGTCCCCGACTGCCCCGTCAAACTGCGCTTTCGCCGCCCGCAACTGCTCCTCGATGTCGCCGCGCTCTTTGCGCAACCGCCCCTTGGCATCGTCGTTGTAGCTCACCTTCAACCACGCACTGCCCGCGATCATCGCCTGCGCCACGGCCCGCCGTGCCGCCGTCTTCAGGTCGCTCTTTTGCAGGCTCGTGTTCAGCAGCGCCTCGGCCACCTTCGCCAACGTCGGCAACCATTTGGGCTGTTCCGGCACGTCGTGCATGTCCAGCAACTCCGGTGGCAGGGCATCCGCCCCCATCCAATCCTCGGCCTGCACTTCAAACTGCGGGTTCCGCGCCACCACGCTGGGCAGCAGCGTCCCAAACTGGGCTTGGATAAAGTTCCGCGCCACCGGCACAAAACCCTTGTCGGTCATCACCTGCTCTCCGTTCTGGTTCTGCGCCACGCCGTCGGTCGCTTTGATAAACCCCCGCAACGCCAGCCGGTTCACCTCCGCCTGTTTCAGGCGCTTTGATCGAAACGTGCAGCCCTCGCCCGCCACCAACCGCTTTTGCCAGTCCGACACCATTTGCCCCTCGGCCTTCAACTTCGCGGCCTGTGCCTCATCCCATACTTTTTCCATCAAACCCCACCCCAAAAACCAACCCGAGAACCCACGCCAAAATAATCACAACCACCCAAAAAACCCACCTCACCCCCCAATCCCTACTCTTTTCTTCTTTTTTTCTTTTTTTATCCCCCTCCTTTAGATACTTCTCTTTTTCTTTAGATACACCTTTAGAGACTAGATAGAGATAAAACGTAGGGAC